TGGCGAAGTTGCTGTTAACGCTGAACACATTGTACATCTTAGTTTAAGCGAAGGCTTAGATAATAACTTTCCGTTTGGTAATAGTTTACTTGAAGGTATATTTAAAGTATACAAACAAAAAGAATTACTTGAAGACGCAATTATTATATATCGTGTACAACGTGCACCAGAACGTAGAGTATTTTATGTTGATGTAGGTAACATGCCAACACACCTTGCTATGCAATTTGTTGAAAGAGTTAAAACAGAAATACATCAAAGACGTATTCCAAGTGCAACAGGCGGCGGTGCAAATGTAATTGATAGTTCATATAATCCTTTGTCAATTAACGAAGATTATTTCTTTCCACAAACTGCTGAAGGTAGAGGATCTAAAGTTGAAACACTGCCAGGCGGTACTAACCTAGGAGAAATTGATGACCTTAGATATTTTACTAATAAGCTCGTACGTGGTTTACGAATCCCTTCAAGTTATTTGCCAACCGGGGCTGACGATGCAGCTAGTTCTTACAATGACGGAAGAGTCGGAACAGCATTTATTCAAGAATTAAGATTTAACAAATATTGCGAAAGACTACAAGGTCTTGTAACAGAAACATTTGACAAAGAATTTAAATTATTTTTATTAGATAAAGGTATTAACATTGATACGTCAATGTTTGATTTAAAATTTCAGCCTCCACAAAACTTTGCAGCTTACAGACAGTCAGAACTTGATAATGCTCGTGTACCGACATTTACACAGATGAGTGCAATACCATATGTATCAAATAGATTTGCACTAGAAAGGTTCTTAGGACTTAGTAAAGAAGAGATTGCAGAAAATGAAAGACTGTGGAAAGAAGAGAATGATGAAAACTTAGTAGCACCAGTTGGTGATGCTAGTGGAGAAATGAGAAGTGTTGGAATTAGCTCAGCTGGAATCAGTGCAGACATAGACGGTGCTGAAGATATACTTGATTTAGATGTAGCACCAGAAGATGGCGGACCAGGTGCGCCACCTGAAACAGTAACAGGAGACGCATTAGGCGGCGGTGCTCCTCCGGCCGGAGAGGTATAAATAATAGTATGATACTACGTGAATTATTTTATTTTGATAAAGAAACACTTGATCCGATTCAAGACGATCAGTACGAACCAGAGTTTGATCAATCAATAATAGATCCTGACGACACTAGGAAAACAAGACTAACTTTATCACAGATTAATAGGGCTAGAAAAGGTGCTGAAATGCATTCAAAGGAACAATCTAAAGAATTAGATATTGTACGGCAAATGTACGGACTTGCTGCACAGGCGGCAGCAGCCGGTGTTTAAGTTTAATGGTAAAACTAAACAAAGCTGATTACACAAAAGACCAGTGGCGTAAATTAAAAGAAAAAAGAAAAATAGAAAAAGCTGAAAAAAGAGCAGCTAAAGCTATTAAAGTTATTACACCACGAAATCTTCCTAGCAATCCAAACGACAGTCAAACATTTTTTGTTTTAGGAAATGGCCTAAGCAGGATTCCTGTTGACCTTAACAGTTTAAAACAATACGGCTTAGTATTTGGATGTAATGCATTGTATCGAGAGTATGATCCTGATTACTTAGTAGCTGTTGATGTTAAAATGGTTTTAGAACTTAACAAACACAAATATCAATACAAAAATTCACAAGTTTGGACAAATCCAAATAAAGCATATAGTAATATGTCTAAATTTAACTTCTTTCAACCTAGTAAAGGATGGAGTTCAGGACCTACAGCATTATGGCTAGCAAGCAGTTACGCACCGTTACAAGTTTTTATACTTGGATTTGATTTCAAAGGTACTGGGGATAACTTTAATAACATATATGCAGATACTGAAAATTATAAAAAATCACACGATGGTGCAACATTTCACGGCAACTGGTTAAAGCAAACGGTTGCAGTAATTACAGAAAATCCTAGAATAAACTATGTTAGAGTTATAGCACAAGATAATTTCTGTCCTGAAGAACTAAATATTTTAAATAATTATAGTACAATGAAAATAACAGATTTCATTAAAATTTTTACAAATTAAGTAAAAATTGTAAAATCTGTCGTTTTGAGCCTGTTTCCTAGCACATTTCTGCATAACTAGTAAATACAACTGACAGCCTTACCATAGGTAAAACATTTATAGGAGAATAAAATGGCAGATTCAAAGAAATTCGAAGAGATGCTCGAATGCTTAGTTAATAATGACAAAGCAGGCGCAGAAGATCTTTTCCATAGTATTGTAGTACAAAAATCACGTGAAATTTATGAAAATCTTTTAGAAGATGATCTTGATGATGAAGAAGTAGATGAAGCTTCTGATGAAGAAGTAGATGAAAATTCCGATGATGAAGAAGTTGATGAAACATCTCATGATGATGATGATGATGATGATGAAGAACTTGACGAAGATTTTAACCTAGACGAATTTGAAGTTGAAGGCGAAGATGATCTTGATGACGGACCAGCAATGGGCGGTGATCCTACAGACGGCATGATGAACGATATTGCTGACATGGGCGAGCCAGAAGGTGAAGAAGATCCTGAAGGAGAAGGCGACGTAGAAGATAGAGTTGCTGATCTTGAAGACGCTTTAGACGAACTTAAAGCAGAATTTGAAGAAATAATGAATGGCGAAGGCGACGAAGGCGACGAAGGCGAAGCTGACGGCGACGAAATGCCAGATGATGATGCAGACATGGAAATGCCAGCTGATGGAGAAGAAGCTCCTGAAGATGATATTGAAATGGAAGCAACTGATGAAGAAGTTGAGGAAGAGTCAGATGAAGACTTAACTCCGACAGAGCAGATGCGTGAATATGTTGAAAAAGTAACAGCTAAAATGGGCGACAATGGTGCAAGCACTAAGTCAACTGTAGCTGGTGCAAACAATATGGGCGGAAATGCTGGAAACTTAGTACAAGGCCAAGAAGCTGACACTAAAGGTACAACAGGCGGACTAGCTGCAAATACTTCTAAAGAAGAAAATGCAGGCAACGTTAATGTTCCTGGAGGCAAAGCATCTAAGTCATTAAAAGGTACTAAAGGCCATGGCGCTGAGAAAAAAGGCGCAGGCGATACTGCTACTAACAAGAAATCAATTATATAATTGTTAGTTAAATTAAGGAATAATGGATGATACAAAATCTAGCTGAGGTACTGACATTCGACCAAGCAAAAATAGTCGTTGAGTCTGCCAATGAAGGGAAAGACTTGTATATGAAAGGTATTTGTATACAAGGCGGAGTACGCAACGCTAATAAGCGTGTGTATCCTGTGAACGAAATTGGTAGGGCTGTCAAAACTCTCAACGATCAATGTGCAGGAGGATATAGTGTTCTCGGCGAAGTTGATCATCCAGAAGGACTTAACATTAATTTAGATCGTGTAAGCCATATGATTACAGAAATGTGGATGGATGGCCCAAACGGTTACGGCAAATTAAAAATATTACCAACTCCTATGGGAATACTAGTTAAAACAATGCTTGAAAGCGGAGTTAAACTTGGTGTATCCTCTAGGGGCTCTGGTAACGTATCAGAAAGCGGAAATGGCGAAGTTTCCGAATTTGAAATAATCACTGTGGACGTTGTGGCTCAGCCTAGCGCCCCTGGTGCATATCCTACACCAATTTATGAAACATTAATGAATGCACGTGGGGGAATGAAGGCTTATGAATTAGCACAGGCAACAAAACACGATACTAAGGCACAAAAATACTTAAAAGAATCTCTGATCAATTTGATCAGTAGACTCCAATAAAAGGAGGAATAAACATGTTGGATGCACTAAAAACACTTTTTGAAAACGACGTTGTTTCAGACGAAGTGCGCCGAGAACTTGAAGAAGCATGGGATAGCAAGATTAAAGAAAATAAACTTGCTGCTACTGCTGAACTCCGTGAAGAATTTGCTCAGAAATATGAACACGATAAGTCAACTATGGTTGAAGCTATTGATAGTTTAGTTACTGAGAGATTATCAGAAGAAATGAGAGAGTTTACAGAAGACCGTAGACAACTTTCAGAAGCTAAAGCAAGGTATGCAGTAGCAATGCGTAAAAACGCAACGGTACTAAAAGGCTTTGTAATGGAATCACTTAAAAAAGAAGTGACTGAACTACACGAAGAACAAAAGGCAATGGCTAACAACTTTTCAAAACTTGAAGAGTTTGTAGTCGACGCACTAGCCAACGAAATATCTGAGTTCTACGAAGATAAAAAAGACTTAGCTGAAACTAAAGTAAAACTTATTAAGAACGCTAAGACGCACTTGAATACTGTTAAAGAAAACTTTATTCAAAGAAGTGCAAAAGCAGTATCTACTACCGTTGATAAAGCACTGAGAGGTGAAATTACACAACTTAAAGAAGATATTGACACTGCACGTAAAAATGATTTTGGACGTAAATTGTTTGAAGCATTTGCAAATGAGTATCAAGGAAGTTATTTAAATGAGAAATCAGAAACTTCTAAGTTACTAAACGTTGTTAATGTTAAAGACAAGCAGTTAGCCGAAGCAAGAGCATTTGCTGTTAAAGCAAAGAGAGTTGTTGAAGCACAAGAAGTTGCAAAGAAACAACTTGTTGAATCTGCAAAGCGTAAAGAAATTATGCATAGCTTGGTTGCACCATTAAGCAATCCACAGCAAGCAATTATGAAAGACTTACTGGAATCAGTTCAAACTACTAGACTACAATCACAGTTTGAAAAGTATCTACCAACCGTTATTGACGGTGATGCACCAGAGAAAGCTAAAAAGGCTAAACTAACAGAAGGCAAAGTAATTACAGGCAATAGAGAAACAGTTCAAACACCAAACTCAGTGGACGATTCAAATGTTATTGATATCAAACGTCTAGCTGGAATTAAATAAGGAGATAATTATGTCAGAACTACTAGAAAGTCGCTGGCAGGAAACCAAAAGTGCATTACTTGAAGGCCTTAACGGCACAAAGAAAAGCGTTATGGCAAGTACACTCGAGAATACTCGCAAGTACTTGGCAGAATCCGCAGGCACTGGTGCAACTTCCGCCGGTAATATCGCAACACTTAACCGTGTTATTCTTCCAGTCATCAGACGTGTGATGCCAACCGTTATAGCTAACGAATTGGTAGGCGTACAACCTATGACAGGTCCCGTGGGTCAGATCCACACACTTCGCGTTCGTTAT